AAATTGGTTGAATTAATACCGAACAAAAAGGATTCAATATCTGCTGGGTTATGAGACAATGTGTTCCAAGGCATTTGAGCCGGGTTTAAACCAGTGCCAGCCAATTTACTGTCATATGCTTGGCCATGTGAACTATTTTCATATAAACACCAGTTTCGCATTTGAGAAAATTGTCTCTGATCTAAACAATAATTATTAGGTGTATTTTTATTTCTTGTTGAAGCCATATTTATATATTATTAATAATATAATATATAATTTTTTTAAAATAAACAAATCAATCTCCAAAAACAAAATCAAAAACAAAATCAAAATCAAAAATCAATCTCTAATATCTAAGACTTGAACAAATCAATCGTCTTATCCTTAATTTTGAGAAGCAACTCAGGATCTATCTCACCTACAGTAAACAACTGACACAAACAAATGTGAGTCAAATAGAACAACTTCTGACTAAAAAGGGTAATAAAAATAAGATACTCCGTGTTTCTCTTCATATTTTCTAGTTCCTCTGGTGTACCGCTAAAATTCTGGAAATCAACTAAATTGCCTTTAATGTCGTCTAGCAGTTGTCTAAAACTTTGGTTATTAATCATTTGCTCAATGGCGGATTTAATCCCTGCATCCATATTTTCATCTTCCGTTGACGTGACATTAAAAACGGACAATAGTTCATCGCGATACAATTTATCGCAAATAATATGCACATCTTCTAGAGTATATTCTAGATCTTCTTCATCCTCATCATCATCAGATCCGTTTAGTTTGTCTTCTTCTACTAATTGTTTCTTATCTGCGGCTACCTTTGCTTCTTCCGCTTCTTTTAAAGCCTTCTCTGCAGCAGCCACCTTTTCGGCCTCTTCTCTTGCCTTCTGTTCCTTTTTGGTTTCCTTTTTTGCCTTTGGCTCTTTTACCTTTGTCTCCTTTACCTTCTTATCTTTACCCTTCTTGGAACAGGTGCAAGCAGCACAATTCAAACAAGTAGGAACTGTTAACGGCTCTTTTTCTGCTGCAGCCTTTTGTTTTCTCTCCTTCTCTCTTTCTTGCTCATGAAGTTCCTCCATATACATACCACTGGCAATAGCCAATTTTTTCTCCATCATTTTTTGTAAATTAGCCAATAAGGCCAACTCTATATCATGATATTTTACTTGAAAAGTCGTATTATACATTTTATAATAATATTATCATTTGTCTTTAAATAAATATCATAATATCATATTTTTCTTTGTTTTATATTACAATTTACAATTGTATCTTTCTTTTGGTATACAATTTACAATTGTATTTTTTTTGGTATACAATTTACAATTGTATTTTTTTTGGTATACAATTTACAATTGTATTTTTTTTGGTATACAATTTACAATTGTATTTTTTTTTGGTATACAATTTACAATTGTATTTAAGCCTTAACATCGCGCGTCATATCTCGCGACGCAAGTCCCCCTCGGATCCACGTATTAGACGCATTGCTCTCAATCAAATTATTGGGATTCTGAATACTATTCTGAATTTCAGGAATCATAGGCGTTGTATGGTAGTTCAAATAACTCTTCTCAGTCAACTTAGTAACTGTTCGCTTATTAGTAGAACCTTCTCCCTGTTGAATTTGGTATTCCAAAGAAGGATCAACCGAACCTCTTCCTAAAAAGGGAACTGTGGCAAAGGGGCGCTGAAATAGATCAATTTTGCTCTTGGGATGTGTCTGAACAGTACCGATTAAAAGACGAGAACTGCTGTCAATGTTGGAGCCGCACAAATCAGAGCCCATGGATCCCTTGTAGTTAATGCAAGGCTGAGTCATTGCCAATTGTTGTGCCTTGGACATATTGCAGTCGCTGCTGAAGTAATTTTGAAGCAAATAGTTGCAGGCTTGTGTATTTTGAATTGAATTGATATCTTGGCTACAATTGTCATTGCCAATTCGGGACATATTATTAAATGCAAAGTCGGATACGTAAGCCATTTTATATATTACTACAATAAAAATTAATTGGATAATTATAATTATATTTATTATCCAATTACAAATTACTAAATTACTTATCTAAATCTAAATCTAAATCTAAATTAAATAAAGTTAAATCAAATTATATCTCACATTATCCTTAACTCTTTGTATATTTGCTTCTGCTCCTGATTCTTTTGCCGAAGGCATATCTCCGTATAACCATTGTCCTAGTGAATTTTGGTCATTTGCCACGCGTGTATTTGCAGTACTATAGAAGCGCTGCATAGACTGGTCTAAATCATAATTGTCCTTAAGATCTCCGTATAGTTGTTTACTGGTGCTCTTAATTCCCGAATTCAACATCTGTGTCTGCTTTTTGACTGCTGTATTGATGTCGTTATTTACATCATAATTGAAACTGGGGGGAGCAGCAAGCCTTTCAGGAGAATCCATAATGTCGGTTAGCAACACATTCCCCATTGGGTTTTTGTAATTTGTTGGATAAAAATCTGCCTTATTAATCATTTCTAAATTATCTGGACTGGCAATAGCGTTTATAATAGCATCAGAGTTTTGAGCCATATTTACTAACTCTCTATCAATCTTAAACCCTTCTACCTTATCTTTTTTCTTGTTGATTATTTCATTCTTTCTCAACTTATAAAGAGAGAAAATAATCGCTAATGTAATGACCCCTATAATAAGTAAACTAAAATTTTGGGTAAATAGGAAGCCAACTAGTGTTAAACTGATTACAAGACGGCTAATAGCGTTTAACTTGGCTTCAAATGGTTGCCCTTCTAAAGGCCATAATTGTAAAATACTATTTTTATTAAATAATATGGTGGGTTCATTTGACCAAAACGGAGTTGCCATTATATATATATTTATCTTTTTATATTTCTCTCCTTCTTCTTTACTTTCCATTTATTTCTTCTTCTTTTTCTTATCTTTTACCTTTGTTTCTACCTTTATTTCCTTTTCTACTGCTCCTATTACAGGCACTGTCGTTAAAGGCGGCTTTGCTCCCCGGGGGGTTTTTTCTACCTTCTCTCCTGTGCTAAATATCTTGATCAAATCCTCTTCAGATAAAGCATTACTTGTAGTATTAAGCGAAGCATTGCTAGGCGAAGCCTTACTCGGTTGTTGCCTAGCATTCACTTTTGCTTTCATTCTCTCCTTCATCTTCGCCGCATTCATATTTTTATTCATTTGCGCCTCCATCGCCCCCATATTAAATTTACCTCCCTTTCCACCTAAACCCATTTGGCTAAACATTTTCTGCATATTGTCCATTCCAGGCATAGTTTGCATTTTCTGTAAAAGATCCATTCCTTCGCTCATCAATTCGCTCTCCTTTAATTCTCCGCTCTTGATTTTTTCATCTATCTTGCCTCCAATATTCTTCACCATGCCCATCATTTTGCCTGGATTCTTGAAGAGTTTTTGAAAGATATCGTTTGCATTGGTTACATTTTCCATGTCAATATTTAAATCATTAGCAGTTTCTTCAGCCAATTCCATTGCCAACTTGCCCAGTTTGCCGCCCATCATCTCATTAATATGAGCGTGAATGTCGTCCGCATTTGGCATGTTAAAATCGGAGTTCTCATCTTTTTCATTAGTTCCGGATTCTTTTTCTCCGTTAGAAGATTCATCTTTTTCATCTTTATTGCTAAAATCAAACAAGTTAGACATAGATGCCATGGTTTCTTCTAATTTGGATTTCAATTCGTCTTCATTAATCGCCTCAAATAATTTAGCAGTTTCTCCTAAAGCAGATGTAGAATGAACTGATCCAATAACCGCGAACAAAATCAATTGCAAGTACTTCCAAATGGTCTCTCTTGTGCTGTCACTGATGTCATATGACCACAACATTTTAAAAACAACTCCAGGTAGAAACTCGGTATTTATTTCGGAGGTGGTTTGGAAGATTTCTACATTTTTGTATAAAATATCAAAAAAACGCTCAGGAAAAACTTTGAGACAATGTCTAAACACAGACTCAGTTTCCTCAGGTATTGACTTGCCCCACCAGCGTCCAATGATACCCGAATATTCAGGAAAGGTAATTAAAATATCACCTGTAAAATCTGTAATTATTTTATAAAATTCTTCAGGAACTTGAAGTTCATCTAAAGAAGATGGTGGTATATTTGAAGACATTTATATAGTTCTTGCAATAAATATATTTAAATTAAACTAACCCAAATATATTATTTTATTTATCTTTTTATAAAAATTTATTGATTCTTTATTTAATAAAAATTTATTGATTCTTTATTTAATAAAAATTTATTGTGGAACCATTAGTGCAATCTTGGATAGATTCTGAATATACTTCATCGTCTTCTTCTGATTTTCAGGATCCATATTTTTAACAGGCTCTCTTAATCTATCAATAGATTGCATAATTTGGTCCGAATTACCCGCCTTAGTTAGATCACTTGCATAATCTTTTTGGATGAAAAAGTTAACATCTCCAGCCAATATTTGATCTTGATATGGCTGAACAACATATTTAATCCAAATTTTAACAATCAATTTAGGGTTTGCCTTTCTGATAGCAATCAGAGAATTTTTCGCAGACAAAATATCAGCATCTTCGGGAAAAACACTGTGAATATCAGAAATAAAATCAACAAAGTGATCATTAAAAACTGTTAATAGGTTAGCGGACATATCTGGTTAGGTTATAGTTTATTTAAATATTTTTCTTTAAATATTTTTCTTTAAATATATATTATTCCTAAAAGTCATCAGAAAACTCTAAAAGTTTCTCTATATGAATAATGGTATCCTTAAATCCACCGATAAATTGTCCATTATTATCAAAAACCATAGGAAATGTGTTCCATTCGCGACCCACTTGTTGTTTGATAAATGATAAAAACTGTGCTTTTTTTGATTCAAGATACAAATCGCAATCAACGATTATAAAATCAACCTTTTCACTCCTCAAAAGGTCCTTAACCTTTACACAATTAGGGCAATTACTTTTGCTGTAAACAGTGTATTTGCCAAGTTCTAAAGGAAAAAAGTTATTGTCCATTTTGAATTGAATTAAATAATATATTAAATAAGTAAAATAATATATTATCTGTAAAACAACTTAAACCATTGACACTTATAATGTACATTTAATCATGAACTTTTGTTTCAATACTAGTTTCAATACTATTTAAATTTAATTTTTTTCTGATTTCGACAATTAACTTACTATAAAAACCTCTTCCTTGTATAAATAATTTTGATTTTACAGCACAATACAAATCTAAATCTGCGTTTCCGGAGTCAAAATAATCTGCTTGTAATTCATTTATTACATTATATAAATATTCATTTGATGAATTAATGCATTCTTCATAATTTATGGAACTTGTTTTAGCAAAAAAACATTTTCCAATTACATATTTTGGATTGATATCATCAGCAACTAATGATTTAATATAATCTATTTCCAAAGGTCTTTTTAATTTTTCGTGCCACTCATTTCCAGAAATAACATCTCCTAATCTTAAATGTATTAATGTACTTTCTGTAATATTTTTTGGCAATAAATCTAAATTTTGTTCTATATTTTCCATAACAATTTTTGTAATTAAATCAATATTATTATAACAATTATTATTTCTCTTTTCTAAAATATATTTACTACCAATTGAATATGGATGCTCCATTAGTATCTCATTTTGTTCATTTTCACCTAAATCTAACAAAACTAAATCGCCCAATCTATATGATGAAATCATTTTATATAAATATAAATATTATATTTATATTTTTTTATGTTGTACATTTGAAATGCACAAAGTTGTAAGACTTGTTTAAACTAGTTTTACTTATTTATAAGAAGTTAGTTCCTGTTCTCTCTTTCGCTGCAATGATTCAATGTTTAATTCTCCATCTTTTAATTTATCTGCCTTATAATCGTGGTCATCCTGAGGCAAATGCATGGATAAATTGTTTGAATTTTCTAAAGACACATAACTATGCATTTGCCTTAATCCTCCTTCTCCCTTTGTTCCTAAATCAGTATCATTCTGATCTAAAAAACTGAAATAATCTGAAATAACGCCGGATCCAAATCCGAGACCAGATCCGAATCCAAATCCGTCTAAAAAGGCCGACGGTTCCATATTATTTTTGGTTGCCCTTTGCACTTGAACTTCTTGTGCGGGCTTCAGATGTTGGTATATTTGGTCACCGTAAATAACCTTGTATTGCTGATTCAGTAAAAGCAGTGCAGGAACCTTGGTTACGTTCTCAGGCATCACAATTTTTTGCCCATTTTGCAGAATGATAAATATTTTACCATTTTCCTTAACTCTTTTATCTATACAAATGAAATGTATGTCTTTAGCGATGTCTGTTTTCGAGACTGTCTGTAATAGTTTTTTAGATGGTTCGCAAAAATTGCTATAATATAAAATACTGCTCATTAAATTAAATCAAGTTTTTTGAAGTTTGATTTTAACTTATAAAAATCACTATTATACAAGAAAACCAAGAAAACCAAGATAATAAAATTGAAATATATTAATGATAAATACAATATAAATATATTAATCTATAATAAATAAACAATGCATTCATCTATTAAAGTTACCGACGTAAAAGAGGAGAGCGACAATCTAACATTTACTCTTTCTGGAGTAGATTTTAGTTATGCAAACGCCTTAAGAAGAATTATCTTGTCCGATATTCCTATCGCTGTTTTTGAAACAACGCCTCATGATAAAAATAAGTGTAATATATCCATTAACACAACACGGCTAAACAATGAAATCATCAAGCAACGCCTCAGTTGTATTCCCATTTGCATCTCAGATTTGGAAATCAATTTGAAAGATTACTTGCTTGAGTTTGATGTAGAAAACAAAACTGATACCACCATTGTTGCAACTACTAAAGACTTCAAGGTCCGTAATATTACTACCAACAAATACTTGGAAGAAAATGATGTCCGCAAAATATTTCCTCCTTATATTCCACCCACTGGTAAAGGCGAATATTTCATTGATTTTGCTAGATTGAGACCCAAAATGTCTGACGAAATACCTGGCGAGCGTCTCAAATTTACGTGCGAGTTTTCCATTGCAACCGCTCGGGATGACAGTATGTTCAATGTTACCGGCACGTGCTCCTATGGATTCACACCAAACAGAGAAGAAATGGTAAAACAACTTGGAATCCGACAAGCCAAGTGGCAGGAAGAGGGCAAGACCGCGGAAGAAATTGACTTTGAATCAAAGAACTGGAACTTGCTAGAAGGACTCCGATATGTAGTACCTGATAGTTTTGATTTTATTCTGCAGACAATTGGTATTTATGAAAATACAGATATTATGATTAAAGCGTGCGTCATTTTGATCCACAAGATTGGACTGCAGCGCGAACTATTGGAGGCAGATGAAATTGAAATTAAAAAATCAAACAACACTATGGAAAATGCATATGATGTAATATTAGTCAATGAAGATTACACAGTAGGCAATATTTTGAATGAAGAATTGTATGAGACATTTTACAAAGAACACGAGATGCTGTCATATGTTGGCTTCAAGAAAATGCATCCGCATGATACTGACAGCATTTTACGAGTAGCATTCAATCAACCAAATGCAGGCAAGTCAAATGTGAAAGAGATTTTAACAACTGTGATGTCAGATGCGGTTGCGAAAATTAACAAGATCAAGGGCTGCTTTGATGGAGGGAGACGGGCTTAAAACTATTTAACTATTTAAATATTACAGTAGTTGGCATAATTTTTGAAGTTTGAATATTATTATCATTTAATGTTTTTTCTAAAATACCAACATTTTGTCGTGATTGTAATGAAGTAATAATTTCAGTTTCTTTTGTTTCAACTCTTTTCCAAACACAAACAAAATCTATCCATACATCATTCAATGGTAAAACATGAAAGGTTTCTACAACCTTTACAGGATAAACAGGCTCATTAGATATTTGATAACTCGCCCAATATGCTAATGCTTGTCCTGCATCAGAATAAAATCTCCAATTATCTCCCGGATAACAATGATATGATCCATTTGATGGAGCATTTACATAAATATACCCATCCATTTTTAAAATTCTCGTCATTTCTCTAAATGTTAACCAAAAACAAGGGTCATGTTCAAAACACGATGTAGAAACTATAATATCTATTGAACCATCAGCAAATGGTAACTTTTGTCCAGGTTGAATTACCATATCAACAGATGGATGTTGACTTAAATCCACACATATATAAGACATTCCAATGTCTTTAAAACCACTTCTTAAAGATCCATTAACATCCAAACCCGCCGTATTAAAACCTCCGATATCAATAACTAATGCATTTTGTTTTCCATATAATTTTGCAAATAATCTTCCTGTTATTAAAGCAGTATCGTGCATTTTATGTTTATATTTATTATAAATAACAACTTTTAACGTATAAAGTATTTTAATTTTTTATATATTATAAAAAATTAAAAAATATTAATCAAAAACTCATATTATAAAAACAAGAAACACTATTTTCAAGAATCAGCCTTTATGGTATCCACATTCTTCTTTTTCAAATGATAATTCAAACAATGCATCATTACGGACGGATGCAGAGAATTTACATAGTTCATGGTAACTGTATTAGTGACAAACTGCTTCTTCTCTCTAAGATCATTCAAAAATAGTTCATGTAACTTAAACATATGATGCTTATATTGGCTGCTATACTCCTTCAAAGGCTTCTCCTTTTTAATAAAACAAGCAATATAATTCTGATGCAATGCGTTGGTAAACATATGCACTTGATCTCTGTAAACTGAGAAATCCGACTTCGCCTCTGGATAGAA